TTAATTTATCTTCAGCCAGTGCCGAAGGGCGGCAACTGCGCCGTCGCTGGCGTAGGCAATCATGCCGCCGATCGTCAGACCGGCGAAAGCGATCAGCCCTGAGATCCCGTAGCCGAGGGTCTTCATTTTTTTCCACTCCTCGAGAGTGGGTGCGACCGCCTCGTGGTTCTTCTCGACTGTCTTCGTCAGGCTCTTGATCTCCTCACGAAGGGTCGCGTCAACGCCGCCACTTATCGCCATCGTGGTGTCGAGATGAGCGATTTGCTTTGCCTGCTCGTCCAGCCGCCTGTGAATCACCGAACGGCTTTCGTGAGCATTATCCTTCTCATCGCTCACCTCCTCGCGAAGGTGGGAAACGCTGTCCTCGATGCCGGTCAATCTGCCTTCGACACGGCCGAGCGCGCGAAGAATGTCGTCATTCGATGCCATTATATCGACGCCTGCCTGTCTATGGATTGAACTTCAGCTTTTCGGATTGAGGTACGCCGTTGGCGATGCGGTCGATCATGACCGGCTGCGGGTGCACCATTGAGGCCGGAGTGCTCTCGCCTATCGCCGCAGCCGGACGCACGACCGTCCCGATCGGCATAACAACCGCGCTTGTGCCCTGGTAAGTGATCACGTTTCCAACAATGCTGGCAATGATCTGGGTGCTTAGGCGCGCAACGCCGTCAGGACCGGAATAGAGGTTTATCGTCTGCTCTGGTCGAAGGAAGTTCGCGTCCGCCACGGTGATAGAGTTGTAGGTCGCAATACCATCCGTGCCTGCCTGGACCGTGAGCGTGGTGCTGGGAAGCTCCAGCATGCTCGGCCAGGCACCGCCTTTGGACGGCGACACCCAACCTGCATAGGTATCGATCGCCGCGTCACAGCAAGACGACGTCTTGGCAAGAATGTCGTCGCGCAGCCGCCATTTGCCGGAAGCATCTGTTCCGTCAGATGGCCAGACATTGTTTGCAGAATAGACTTGAAAGTCCGTACGAAGACCCAGATCGCCTATTCGGATGGTTCCGGTTGCCGGCGAAGTCCCGCCTGCAAAGTTGTAGGTGAACTCATTCGCGCCGGTGACGGTAATCACGTAGTTGCCGTTGTAAGCGGTCGGCGTGGCTCCGGTAATGCTGACAGTTTGCCCGCTGACAAGGCCGGTAGTTCCAGCCGCGATAGTCGCCGTGGCAACAGTCCCCACCGAAGTGAGAGTAACGGTTTTCTGAATATCAGTGCGTCCCAGCGGCGGGAATGCGACAATGCGAACGCCAGGGTATTCAGCACGGATGCGGGTAATCAGTGAGCGATAGTTGGTGTTGAACCACGTGTTGTACGACGTGGAAGTATCGTTCTGCCCCATCTGGTTTGCGATGACGGTGAAAGGCCAGCGGCTGCCGTTGAAAGCATAGATTTCGCGGATGATATCCCGACGCCTGGTCGCAATGGCAGAGCCAGTCCCGGTGTATTCTCGCACGGACCCCGCCCCCGGCATGCCGATCAGCAGATGCGGTATGCGGCCGATACCACCATTCTTGTCCAGCCAGCGGCGAAACCAGCCGAGATTGCCGCGCGCATCGGCCGCGGCGCTGAATTCCTGCCGGCTTTCACCCAGGCTGTCGACGAAGCCAAGGGCGATCGGGCGACCATCCCAGTCGCCCTTGGCGACCATGAAGTCGAACCCGTAATATTGCGGCTGCGCCTGCGTGCCATAGCCGGTATCGAGCGCGACAGTGCTGTCGGCATCCGGCGTAGACATGAACGCTTGCAGGGTCGCGTGATCGACCGCGCCCCAGACGCGTTCCCCGCGATGCTTCTGGATGCGGAAGACGGGCCAGATCTTCTCTGCGACGGCCGTGTGATAGAACAGCCATAGCTCTATTTCACTTTCCGCCGCGACGTCCGGCGTCGTGAGCTCATCCGTCCATGCGCCATTTGTCTGGTCAGCGATGGTCACCGTATTCGAGGCCGCGACCTGCAACTGGTAGAAGACGCCTGCGACCCGGGCGAACATCGCATCGACAACAACGGAATTGCCGGGCGCGCCAATCGTGCCGGTGACGATGGTTTCCTGGGGCGAGTTTCCACCTTCCGTCGAGGCGAAGCCGGACAGATGAAACCTGAACGTCCGCGTTTTGTAGGACGGCGTGTGGATGACCATCTTGGCGCAGACATATTCGGTGCCGGCCGCGGCAGTGACGATGTTGCCCGAGGGCATGCGGTTACGCGTGGCAAAGAACATGAAGCGGTCGGGATCTCCGCCGCTTCCGCCCCCGGCATTCAACATCGGGTTCGTCAAGGCGAGCGAAATTGCGTTCATCATCGGCGTCTACTCCCAGCAGCCTTGAGCGGCGCCGAACTTATTGTGGCTGGCAATCTGGTTCGCGAACGGCCGATCCGTTTTCAGGATCGTTACCGACGTTTGCAGGCTCGGCGTCAGGCGAGAGAACCCGTCGCACACATTCTGCTTGCTGGTCGTCTGGCAGCCCGAGATCAGCGCACAAAGCGGCAGCATCAGAAGTGGAAACTTCGTCATCGATGGTGTTTCTTTCCCGCAGGACCTGGACGGATTTCGTGAGGGCGGCCGTTGCGGCCATCTGCTTGCCTTCAGACTGCCCAAGCCAGCGGGCCGGGTAGAAGGCGAGGACTGCGCCAAGGGCGATAGCGGCGGGCAGCTTTATGATGTCGGGGATTAGGGAGAGCATCACACGCCCTCCAAGCAGAACTGGCGTTCCTTCTGCCGCCGGCGGGTTAGGCCGGGGAAGACAATCCCCGCGGCCCGGTTCCACTTCAACAGGGCCTCGCAACCCTCAGCCGTCCTGCCCTGGTTGATGAGTCTGACCGCGCTCGAACCGCAGGCCGCCTTGATGCCCACATTGTAGGCAAATGAGGTCAGAGCGACGAACCGCGCATCCGGCAGGGTAACGCGCACGCAGCGCTCAATGCCGGCCGCATAGGTTTGCAGCTCGAGCGAGAGAAGCGCCTTGCACTGCTCGACCGTCTTTCGGTCGCCGGGCTTCACGCCATTGGTGCTGCCGTAGCAGATGGTCCACGGCTGGCCTTGCGTGGCCGGATCGGGATAGGCGTTCTGCCTCAGCCCTTCGAACGATCCGACGAGCGCAACAGCCATTGCAGCCGCGGCGCTACCCTTCTGCAGGCGGTTTGCCATTCAGATCTCCTGAAACTTTTTGCTGGACGAAGATGCGGGCGATGATTGCCGCGACGGCGAGAAGTCCTGTGACGATCGACATGCCGAGCTGGATGTAGATGTTCTTCGCTACCCAGGTGGCGGCCACGAAGGTGTAGATCGGCTCAAGGACGATGAAGACGAGCGCAAGCGCCATGAGGCGGACGCTCCAGGCGCGTTTCAGCACCTCGCGCCAGTTATGGACGAGCATGGGAGGCTCCAGATTGTGAGAAGTGACTACGACCGGCGCTTCGGCGCGATCTGAAACATGAACGGATAGTAGTTCCCGCCGCGCTTTATCGGGTTCCAGCCAAGCCAGAGCTTGAGATAGAAGCCAAATGCCAGCGGAACATCGCGTTTGACGGTGAAGGCCTTAGCGATGTCCTCAACGCCCAAGGCTTCTGATTGCCAGCCATTGCACGGGTTGCGCCATGTCCAGCGGGTCCGCTGCCACCAGAGTTTGAAGCCCTTGGCGGCTGGATCAAAGCCTGCGACATGTTGCGGGATATAGCCGTCTAGATCGGCGTTCAGCGTTGAGAACCATCGCCACCGGCCCGGCAGAACCGGGCCGTGTTTCATTGACCAGGCGGCGAGGAACGGCGACAGCACGTAGGCGCACCCGATGAGGCAAATGTTCGCCGGGAAGTAGGCGAGATAGCGCAGGATCATGGCATGACCTCTGGCGGCGGCTCGTAGTCAAGGATGAGGACGCCGTTGACCACGCAAACATGCTGCCCACTAACCAAGCAGTTTATTCCTGCCAGATAGTCGTCCCAAGAAATCTCGAGGTATTCCCCTTCGACAGGAGTACCTTCTATGACGATCGGGTTTTCCGTGCCCATCGTATCCAAACCAACTGCGTAGGGCATTAGGCAATCCTCATGTAAGCTTTGACGCCAATGTTTTTCATGCGGGTTTCGTTAGCAATTCGTGGCGTGCCACCGGTCGCTGCAGTCGACGCATTGGCAGTCTTGTTGTTCGGAGAGAAGCCGCCAGCACCGTTGTTGATAATCGCAACCCCGCCGCCAGCGCCGTCCGATCCAACGACGCCGTGCGCGTGGTCTTGAAACGCATCGTCTTGAAGCGTGCCTGACGATGCGGACGGGCGAAGGATTCTGGACTCGGTATTGATCAGCCGAATAGTCTGGCCATTCATTGGGGAGCCAGCAAAACTGATTACGGCAGTGGCTAATACCAGCGGTGCCGAGCCCGAAACACTCTCTGTCGTCAGCTTCCCATTGTTGAAGGCGCCGACGCCCGTCAGGCCCATCGTCAGCTCTATCCACACCGTGTCCGTTGTCGTGGATGGTGGCATCTCGGCTCCAGTTACTGCAGTGTTTGCGAAAACAACTTCCCCGATGAAGCGAGAGCGCCATTTCATATTTGCGATGGCAAAGGCTTGAGCCGCCGTCTTGTTGGTGAAGAACGCCGAGCCGCTACAGAAGAGATTGGCCCAACCACCGTTTGGAACGAAAAGCGTTGTCGCGCCGTCGATCGTTTCCGACCCGTTGGGATCAATCGTCACATCCCCGCCATCAGCGATCACGGTAATTTGCCAGTTGGCAGCAAGGGTAGCCGCAGCCGTAAGGGTGAGCGTTGCCGCCGCAGTGAACCGCAGCACGGCATTGTCATCCGTTGCAAGAGCCGTGTAATCGCCCGACTTGGCCGCATAGACAGATGCGCGACCGAATGAGATATCCACACCGTTCTGCGTGAAACCCAGCAGGCCGCCACCCTTGAGATAAAGTCCGGTCTGCGGGACGGATGAAAACCCGATGCCAGGAGCCGAAACGGTGCCGGCGGCGAGTTTCAAGGGCGACACCATCGGCGCCGAGCCGTCGCGCGGCAGCGAATTGGTGATTTCGTTGCCGAGGTCGGTGGTCAGTGCGTTCCACGGCGCCGGGTCGATGACCTGGCCGACGGAAGGTGTCGTGCCGGCGGGCTTGGAATAGACGCCGGTTGATGGGTTTCTGGGCATTCACCTTCTCCGAAAAGAGAAGGCCCCGCGGATTGCGGGGCCTCATTGGCTATAGTATTGGTTGCCGATGCAGATCGATCACGACCCAGATGAACCGAAGCTCGACCGCGGCCCCGGCCCGTGGAAATCGACGTTCGCTGTCGTATTAGGAATTTTCCTGCTCAACCTGTTCACTCGCTCGATCGACTGGGTATCGCTTTCGCTCGGCGCTGGCATAGGCGGATGCGTTGTTGCCTGGGCGATCGAGATCACCGGCAACAAGATCCCTGACTCATGGCGCAGTAAGTCTCGGAACTCCGGCAGCTCCTGATTCCACCAGCGCGGACACGAGCCGCGCCCTTAGCTGATCGTTCCGCGACAGCTGCTGTGTCCCTGCCCGCAATACATCAAGCGCCACGTCTGGGTTCGTCTCCATCAGCACGCGCGATAGTCGCTCCACAACGGATGGCGGCTGCCCGGTCAAGGTTCCGAGGGCCTTCGAAAGACCTGTTGTAATCGCGCCGATCGGGTCGCCCCGCACTAGACGCCCGATAACCGCCGGGTCGAACTGGTTCATGTCCGCGGCATCCGCTAGGTTGTCGGCCGTCTTCGAATTGCCTAGTGCCGCGTTTGCTGTCCGGAACATGGTCTGTTCGCGGGCGATGCGGTCCGCAAGTTGTCCTCCGCGCTCCGGAGCGGCGAACGCAGGAAGTTCGGCTTCAAATTTCGGCGTCTGCAGCATTCGAGCCTTGTTCGTCGTCGGGGACGAAGACGCTCCCTCCAAGCGGGCGATCAGCGGGTCGATGTAGCCGGCGCGGAAATCCACCTGTTCGCCAGGAGGCATCGCCTCGAACTCTGGAATTGTGTCCTGAGCCCTGCGGGATATGCGGCTTGCTGCGCTGCCGGCGTCAACGGCATCGATCCGGCGCGAGGCGCTGGCAAATGCGTCCCGGGCACCCACGTATCCCTCGGAAGCATCGGCGAGCGCTTGGTCGACCAGCCCCTGTACGCGCGACAGATAATGCGCACGATTGCCGGCCCCTTGTCCTTCTGCTCGTTGGATCATGTCATCCAGGTCCAACTTCGCCCTGAACAAGGTGTCGAAGTCGGTCACTTGGGAATTGCCATCCGACAGCATGGAACGAACGCGAGTTAAGGCGCCTTCGATCGAGTCGTTTGCAATGCGGTCACGGGGGTTGACCACCTGATTAACGCCGGGGCGGATTGTCCTGTCGATCTCTTCGAGAACCGGCGTGACGTTGACCGGACCCGCATTTGCGCGGGCGGCTGGGTAGAGCTCGTTTGCCTCCGCGGTGCGCTGCGCCGTGCGGTCAGCGATCCGACGCCCGGCCGTATCAAAGGTATCGAAGCCTTCCGCGAGATTGTTCGCAAGCCGCTCGCCCTGCCCTGCCTGCCGCGCCATCAAAGCTTCAGCAAGCGGCTGCCGGTTATCATGCGGAACACGGGCGGAAGTCGACATCAGCCGCTCACCGGTGTAGCCCATGGCGTCAGCGACGTTGAACATGTCCTGGCCGTCAGCCGCAGCAGCACGCATGTTGTTGGTTATGCCTTCGGGGGTCTGGCCGGCACGCCTCAGGGCCGTGGCAAGCGCATCGCGCACATATCCGTCAGGTGCGAACGGCGCAATGAGCGGCGCAGCAGCGGATTTGACAACCTGCGTGAGGCCGGCAACGGCTGCCGGCGCAACGGCTCCGATCCCGAGTCCCAAACCGCCGCCAACTCCCGCGTTTACCAACCTATTTCCGAGGCCACCCTCCCCGTTTCCGAAACCCGAGATGGTGCCGAGAATCGCACCTTCCTTGGCCGAGGCTGCGGTTACTCTCCCAAGCCCTGCCTCGGCTTTGATGGCGTTGGCAGTTGGAGAGAGTCCAGCCTTGGCGAGGCGGCTGGCACCCCATAGCGCGCCTGTTACCTTGCCTGCGATGTTGGCTGCCGGATGCTCCTCGTAAGCCTGTTCCTGCTCTCCACGCGTATCCGCCAAAGCTTGATCGTAGGTCTTTGCGTCGCGCCATGGCAGAACATGGGAGCCCGCATAGTCGATGCCGGCACCGATCTCATCGGCATAGCCCATTCCGACCATGTCAACGATGCCTTGACCGAACGAGTTGATGTTGCCTGTCACCTTCTCAAGCGTCGATTTCTCGGGCTGTGGGGCGGCGCTCAGCGGCTGTGACGGCGTTGGTGCGGCCGGCTGTTGCCCCTGAAGCTGGCGCACCGCAGCGCGCACAGCGTCATCATTGGGAGCATCGATATCGAAGGTCTCGCCGTTCACCTCGACAGTGTATGTTGGCATTTACTGTCTCCTTCGAATGGTGACGCCCGGGACATCAGTCGGCACAACGGCCGGGTCGGCAGGCGTTGATGGTGCTGCCACCTTTGCCCGCTGCTTCATTTTGGCAACGCCCTGCTCGACGGCATCGCGGAAATCCTTCAGAGCAGCCCGGAAATGAGGCTCATCAAGCGAGCGATCCATGCGAGCCATTGCATCCTGAGCCTTGCCGCCTTCGACTTCGGTGATTTGGCCGCCGCCTTTGAGAAGCCCATAAGCTTGCAGGAACGCACCGCCTTGGAGCTGCTTGAGGCGTGTTAGAGCGTCCCGACCGTCAGCCCCCATTGTCCAGGAAGGCCGAAACTGGTCGACCGAACCGACGATCGAATTTAGCCCCTTGCTGGTCAGCAACTCATTGATGTTCTTGATCGTCTGGTCGGCCTGCATCAGATCCGCTGGAAGCGACGAAACTGCTTCGCCAGCAGCCTTGCCTTCAGTGCTGCCCTGCGCGGCGTCTTTCGATGCCTCATAATTCTCCTTTGTGGTCCGCTTCACTTCCTGACCACCGGGGCCGAGGGTGATCAGTTCCGTTCCAGTGTCGACGGTGCGCGTCGTCGGCGCCGCCGTTGCTCCGGGCCCGAAATCCAGATCCTTGCCACCGCCCTTGTCACCCAACTGGCGATATCGCAGGTTCCCATCCCTGTCGTAGTAAGGGACGGTCGAGCCGTAAAATTTCTCGCCGCCGGCGCCTCCAGGGGCTTGCCTGATTTCGCCGGTGCTCTTGTTGTAGAGCGTGCCGTCACTCATTCGCTCCCACTGACCGTTGCTGAAATCGGCGATAACCTTGCCGTCGGCGCCAACGAGGCGACCGTTCACCTCTGTCGGCTTCGGCGTGCTCTGATAGATCGGCTGCACTGTCCCGGTGCGTGGGTCACTACGCAGAACGGTTCCATCCGGCAGCGTCTGGAAACCGTACTCCGGAGGTTTCATCAGCGTCTGCAGCGACTGCGCCGCCATGGCCTTCATGGGCGTCGGAACATTCGGGTTGCTGAGCACCTTGACGAGGGCTTGCGCGCGCGGGTTAGCCATCGGGTTCGCCGCCTGCTGGGGCGATGCACTGCCGAGTGCCTGGGCAAGACGCGCTTGCCCCGACTGCTGCGCCTGCGCAACCTGCTCTGGAGATGCAGGAGAGCCGCCAAGCAACACCGGCATGATGCCACTGTTCGGATCGGCGTTCATGAGCTGCGGGCTGTTCTGAAACTCGGACGGGATCTGCTGGCCTACAGGTGGCACGCCGGCGACGTTCGGCGTCGGGCCGACCGTGGATGATGGCAAAGGCGACAACGCAGCCTGCGGGGCTCCCTGCGGCGGCATGGGCTGTGCGGGATCGGATGCCCGCATTTGCCCTGCAGCACCGGGCATTGGAATGCCGATCGACGGATCAAGGCTTGCGACTTCGCCGGGGGCAGCGGTCTGCTGTGGCATGGGAGGCGCAGCATTCGGCGCGATCATCGGATCGACATAGCCTGGCTGCGGAGGGGGTGCAGGAGGATTAACTGGCGGAGGCTGGATCGGCTGCGCCGATGGCATGCCGGCGGCTTGCTGACCACCGGAGCCGCCATAGAAGGCCATGATCTTGTTCGCCGCGGTGCGCGGATCCATGCTCGGATCGACGTTGTTCACGGCGAGATTATTGCCAGGAACCGACTTGCCGGAGAGCAGGTTGATCGCGCCCTGCAAGCCCTGCTGATGAGCAAGCGCAAGCTCTCCATCGGACGGAGCACGGCCGAGCGCATTTGTCAGCCCTGCGCGGTTGTCGTTCGTCAGCGCCACAAGAGCCTTCAGATTTGCCACGGGATCTTTGCGCATGTCCCCTCGATCGGAGACGAGCCCATACTGGCTGCCTGTCCCTCTGGTGAACTGTGCCAAGCCGGTTGCGCCCGTCGGAGAGACGGCGTTCGGATTGAACGAGCTTTCCTTGCCGATCAGGTTCGTCGCATACCCCTGCATCTCCGGCGGCACGTTGGCAGCGATGAGGTTCCGCACATCGTCCGGCGCGGTCGCGACAGGGATATTGCCGCCGGCATCAACCTTCGGCATGGAAGAACCGGTCGCGCCAGGATCGCCCGCCTTGTTGCCGCCGAAGATGGACGACAGGAAACCGGCCGGCTTCTCAGGCGGGGTATGCTGTCCGGTCAGCGCTGCCATCCCTTCGGCCATGCCAGCCTGTTCTGCTTCGCCCTGTTTGCGGATGGCGAGACCGCCCATGAGCGCCTGAGCCATGCGGGCAGCGCCTTCCCATGGCGACTGTATGGGGCTCGTGTTGGCCCCCTGCTGGAGCATGGCCGCAGCTAGGCGCTTGCGGGCATCGGTAACGCTTTCCTGCGATTGGCCGGTATCGCCGCCGAAGATGAAACCCATCACACCACCGCCTTTTCGTAATCGACGCGGTCAAACCCTTCGGCATCCTCGAACACCGATTCCGGGTGAACCTCGCGCACATCGTCGGACATGAGCCCGATCTGTGTCGGGCCGCCCTTCTTGTAACGGAAGACGTAAACCGGCAGGCCGTTGTCCAGAGTGCCGACCCGTTTGATGTCTTCCTTCAGGCGTCGGTCGGACCCCATGGCCCATCCGCCAAGCAGCGAAGAGCCGAGGCCGAACAGACCACCCATCGCAGCATTGGACTTCGACACCTGCGAATTGTAGGCACCCATCTGCTGATTGTAGTTTTCGTTGATCAGCCCAGCCTGGTCGACGGTCGGAAGCTGCGTCGTCGGCGCGTTGACGTAGTTCGGCTGATTGACCTGAGAGCCGGACATCAGCGCCGAAATCTCGTTCAGCGGCTGGTTTCGCTCGGTCAGGATCGAGTTCTGCGCATTCGAATACATGTCGCCAAGGAATTGATCCGATGCAGCCTGCTTGCGCGTCGAGAAGTCACGCAGCGCGTTGTTATAGGCCTCCGAGCCCATCGAGATTCCCTTGTCGGCCAAGCTCTGGTCGAGGCTCGCCTGGTCGCGATCCCACTGGTTGTTGAACCCGCCCTGCCAATGGTCGTTGGCGTATTTGTCCACATTGCCGGCGCTGAGATCGACATTGGTGCCGAGGATGCCGGAAATCTTGCCGGTTTGCTCATTCGCCAGCTTCGACAGACCAAGCTGCGTCTGCTGGGTCTGGTCATAAATCGCCTGGTTTTGCGGAGAGTAAGTCTGGTACGCAGAATAGGTCGGCAACTGGTAGGTCTTGCCGTTCTGGTCCTTCATCGTCTGATAGCCGCTGACCTTGTATTCCAGCGAGCCGTCGGGCGTGTACTGGTTTGTATGGCTGAGGCCAGCGTTGGCAATAGCGGTATCCACGTTCGTCGCTGTCTGCGCCGCCGCGGTCTGTGTCGGGTCGGGCGCTTTCGGCGCCTTAGGCGTGGAGACCATAGGGGAAGTCCTCTTTCAAGATTCCATAGAGCAGCGCGTCACAGTCGCCGAAGTAAGCCGTCTGCCGGCCTTCCAGGCGCGCGCCGAGCCTTTCGAGCGCCTGCTGAGCAGCAATGTTGTCGGCACGTGTCCTGAATGTCGCTCGGCGGCATCCAAGCTGGTCGACGACATATCGGAAGACAGCCCGCATCAAGGTTGCGGAAAGCCGATCGGCAGCAAGCGAGACCTCGACGTCATGCTCCGTCCAGACGTTGAAGACATAAGCCGCGATGATCCGGCCGCCCTGGACCTGAGCCATGGCTGTGAACGGCGGATGGAAGGCTACCCCGATCTTGCCCCCGACCCATGCCGCGATATCTTCGCGGGGCTCGGAGACGATCAAATCGGGGATCCTTTTTCATAGAGAACCGACCCGCCGATGACTGCGGCTTCGGACACCGAACCAGACGCGCCGGAAATCAACGCCCGGATCGTCGGCGCTAGCGCTGAACCCGCGCCGCCCGCTGAAGCAAACTTTCGGACGATCGACAGACCGGGGAATTTCGACACGCCCCAGATCGCCGAGCCCCACTTCGCGGACGCATTGTTCTCGACCGTCGACAGGAGCGCCGTGGGTATCTTCGTCTGGTAGTCGAACGACATGCCGGCATACATCAGCGTCGAGACGCCGATCTGCGCCGTCACCCCGATTAGCTTCGAGAACTTGGATGCCATGTCCTCGCCGTAGCGGTTCCACGCTCCCACCATGAGAGCATCGATCGCCGCGCCGTTGTCATTGGCCCCTACTTCAGCTTCGTAAACCGTCCCGTCGGCAGCGCCGAAGAACAGCCGGTCCTGCCAGTTGCCCCAGCAGGAGGCAGCAAGTCCGACGAAGCGGCACCAGGCGCCGGTTTCGGTGTTCATGACATATTGATATGGCCCCAGCGAAGACGGCAGGTTGACGATAGCCATCTGCCGTGCCGGAAAGCTCGCCAGTTGCCATTCGTCCGACGTGGTGCCGGCAGTCGCGACTGTCTCGCGCCAGGTCGGGCCAATCTTTGCGGTAATCGCCCCAAGGCTGGTTGCCCCTCGATCAAGCTGCACGGCTTTCGTGATCGGCACGATGCCGTCGGTGGTCATGATCGCGAGATCGGCGCCGACTGAAAGGAAGCACCTTTCGGTTCCCAGCGGCCGGCCAAGCTTGAACGTCCCGATAAGTCCCCAGTTAGTCGAGCTCGAAGGATCGGAGCCCTGATAGACGATCACCTCGCCTTCGGACGACATCAGCACCAGGCACTGCTGCAGCCCGGTGGATACCGGGATCGTCCAGACACCAATGGCGATCAGCGTGCCGCCATACTTCATGTTGCCGCCGACCGGCAGAACCGTCGCCGTGCCGCTGACGGCATCCGTTGCGAGATACCAGACGTTGGTCGAGTTCTTCTCGATGAACCAGAGCCGCGAGCGATAGGCCGTGATCGCGATCAGCAGCGACGGATCTGGAATGCCGGTGATCATCGTCGACGAAACATAAGGCGTGGCGACGGCGCCCGTTTCCAACTGCGCATTGGTGACAGAGCCGGCGACCGTCAGCGTCAGCGTGCCAGCGACAGGCGTGAATGTCAGCGTGACGCGGTTTCCAACCCCGGTACCGTTCAGAACGCCTGCAAAAGCCCCTGAGAGAGTCACCGAGCCCGTTCCGAAGAAGCTGAGCGTATACTGCACTGCCTTGACCGCAACGTTCTGCGTCGCGAGCGTTGCCGTGCCAACCAGAATGTTATTCGTCCAGGTCGTTCCGTTGTAGAGGAGCGGCAGATCCAGCCCATTGACGAGTCGCAGATATTCCTGGCCGGCCGGGTTGGTATACTGCTGGACCGACCAGCGGGCGCTGGACAGCCCCGACACCGCTGCAGCCCCTACCACGCCGCCGGAAGTCACGTCGAAAATCTTGCTGCCCGCCGCAGCGAAGAGCCTGTTGCTCACGCCGACATACGGAATGACCGTCTGAACAGGCGCGCCGAGACCAGTTGCGAAAGCGCCATGGCCATAGCGGGCCCGCACGCGGTTCGCCTCGGGAAAGAAGTTGTCGAGCTGAAACGCCGCCTCTTTTGGCATGTCGGCCATCTCAACGTCGGTTCGCCAGCCGCCGATCGGCGCGATCCAGTCTTTGCTGGGAGACACGCGGCCGGTGCGCCCATTTGGGGGAACGGGTTTTCTGGTCATACGGTAATTATGCCTGGCCAGTAGTTTTCGGGGACTTCGCCGCGGTTGGGCATCGACAGACTGATCGGCTGCGCGGCGCGATCGGCACCGACGGCCGCTTCCTTGGCCCGCTCGAAGTTTTCGAGCTCTTCGCCGTAGTCCAGCCCCTTTGCCCGCTTCCAACGCCAGATCAGCGAAAGCTCAAGGAGGTCTTCCGGGAAACGCGCCATGTCGGTGTCGTTCGCCCAATTTTCGGCATAGGTCGGGCCGCCCATGACCGCGATCCAATACTTGGAAACGTACTCGTAGCGAAGCGTTTCGCCGACATCGTTCGGGAAGAACGCCAGCTTGCCGCCAAGCATCCGGTAGATCTGCGGGACAGGGTTGGAATTGAGGATGGTGTTCCGCTCCCATGTCTGCGGCTCGACAGGGCCGTTGAGCTGCCAGAGGCGCGACGTGTTCCAGATCACCGAATTGGCGACGTAGCGCTGAAAATCCGCCGGCGGCTCCGTTGGCTCTGGGATTGCTCCGGTCGCTGTGAAATTCCGCGTCGTCATCAGCACCGACCAATCATGATCCTTCAGCAGATCGCGGCCGGCGCGATAGGACAGGATCTGCAACTGCCTTATCTGCGGGTCAGCCGACGACACGACGGCCGTCGGCGGATCAAGATCGATTTCCGCGCATACGTTCTGGATTATCGTCAAAATCGACATGCGCGGATCTCCGGCTTAGGCTGCTGCGCGGCCGCGGCCACCTTGGCGTTCTTTTTCTACCGCTTCGAAACGAGTGGCCATTTCCTTCATCTGATCCTGCAGGCGGCCAACTTCGTCCTTGAGACGCTCGTTCTCAGCGGCAAATGCCGAAGCGGCCCGGGAGTCCTGGGCGGATGCAAGATAGCCCTGCGCAGCGGCGACGAGCTCGTTGGCACCCATGCCGATCTTCTGCTTCGCAGTGTCGGAGAGTGCGGCGAGCTGCTCGACGGTATAGATGTTGATCGCTTCCAGTTCCTTGATCTGACTGGGCTTCAGAAAAGCCCATTGCGCCAGTGGAGTGCCGACAAGCTGCTCGCGAGCCTCCGCGCCTTCCTTGAAGCGCTTGTAGGAGTCGGAAAAGCGGAGTTTGTCGTTCTCCGTCACCTCCCGATAAACCTCGGTGTGCTTGTCGCCGGCGATGAAGATCCGGACGAATTCCTTGTCGGCGAAGATCGGGCGCCCTTCCTTCTCCGTCAGAAAGGTCTGTTCGACCGGCTCGAGGCTGAAGGAGGCATAAATTCCGGTATTGCTGTCGGCCATGGTGCTGTCTCGCTGTTGATGGCGGGGAAAGGAAACGGGCGCCGAAGCGCCCGCCGTTGATCACTTGCTGGTGTCGGTCGATTTTGCGGGGGCTGCCTTCTTGGCGGCCGGCTGCTCGACCTTCTCGGCGATCATCAGAAGCAATTCCTCGATCACCGGGGAGATGTCGCGGCCGGCCTTGCGGTCGGCAGCGATTTTCTTGTGAAGTTCATTCATCAGGGACATTTCAGCCTCCTTAGTTCACCTTCGACAGGTACGGACGCATCAGCGTGGCTTCGAGCACGCCAGTCGCGGTGACCGTGATGGCGGTGCCATTGGCCGTTGCGTTGGCGGACATGGTGATGCTCTGGATCGTGCCCGAGGGGGTGTAGGTGATCCCGCTGATTGTGGTGGCACCCGGAATGCCGGTGCCCGAGATGGCGGCGCCGATGAACGGGCCTCCTGCGGGGCTGACGTTTCCGAGTGCGGTCAGTAGGTTGGAGCCGTTGACCGTGGTCGCCGTGAAGGTCTGGTTGGCCGCCGCGAAGTTGACACCCTGGATGGCCTTGCTCGATGCCGTCGGCGATGCCGGTGCAGTTGCCAGACCCGCCGTCGCAGTGGTTTCCGCGACGACAAGCGCCGCCGTCGCAGTGGTGACGAGTGCCGGAGCCTGGCCATTGCGCTGCAGCCAGACGTAATAGGTGCCGGCCGCAAGAATGATGGCCTGTGCCGGTCCACCGGACTGCGTCGGCGCCTGGCTTGCCCCGGCGAAGACGCCGCAACGATTGCCGACGACGGCGGCGGCCGTGGACAGCAGCGAGGCGACATAATCCCGGGTCCACTGGAACCACTGACCGGGCTGAAGGGTCGTCTGCGAGGCCAGCACCAGCTGGCAATAGACCCATTCGGATTCGCGGTCCCCGCCGGCGACAGCGCCGAGGGAGAAGTTCGGACCCGGAATACCGGAGCCGGAAACGATCGGGCCTTCGACGACGAACGGGTTCGCGCCAAGACGATCGGTCTGAGAAATTGCGATGGTCATTGGAGTTGATCCTTTCGTTGACGATCAGGCGAACAACACGCCCTGCAGGAAGGCGTTGTTCATCGTGAGGTTGCCGGCGAAGCCCATGAGCTGCACGAAGGCGTCCTGGTTGGTGTTCATGCGTTCGTCGCCGATCGGAGCCATGTCGCGGTCGCGATGCGGGCGATAGAACAGGTACTTGGTGTTCAGGAAGAACATCTGGTTGAGCGGCGCACCGCCGCCGAAGCCGCCGTCGAAGATCACGTCGGCGCCCATGTATTGGAGCGACTGGAAGCCGGCCATGCCTTTGTCCGCCGAGGTGATGCGCTGGATCGCCTGCAGCGATTCCCAGTAGAGGCGGAAGAAGTTGTTGTCGGCGACGACAAGGTCAGGCGCATCGGAGCCGCGAACGCAGGACATATAGAGCCGGTTCATGTAGCTCTGGATGTTGGCATTCGTGGCGGCCGCACCGCCGTCGGCCGAGGCCGAGAACTTCTGGTTCCGCCAGAAGCCCCAGGTGGCGCGCGAGATGCCGCCGACGGTGCCTGAGGTCGGCGAGGTCGAGATCAAGAGTTGCAGGCCGCCGATCTGACGCCCGCCATCGGCCGTGCCATCGGAATAGCAGTCGAGCGCGATATTGTTCTTCAGCGTCGTTTCGGCATTCTCGATGCGCTGCTCAAGCAGATCGAGGACCGCATCCTCGCCGGAATTCTGCAGCTGTTCGAGGCCCGACATGGAGACGGCGACCGCGGCCTGCTTGAGGTCGTATTCGGCAGCGGTGATGACGTCGGAGGGCTGGACGTTGAGGATATCGTAGCCGGAATAGCGCTTGAAGGTGTTGTTTTCCTGGTACTGCAGTTCCTGAACGATGGTGCGGCCGCCGGAGATGGGCTTCTTGCGGCCGCGGCTGTTCAGACGAGAGAGAAGACCGTTGTTCTTCGTCACGTCGTCGGCGACCGTGCCGCTGCGGTTGCGCAGCGTCGTGGTCACGATTTCAGAGAGGTTGGGGGAAACGGGCATGGATCACTTTCCTTTTGGATCAAACGCGACCGTTCGCGGCGTGCAATGCACTGCGGAGCGAGTCGCGGATTGAGGTTGGTTGGCCGGCGCCGGCGCCCTGGGTTGGTCCAGGTGCGGAAGAGCCGGAAATCGATCGCGAGGCGCGGCGGGCCTGATCTGCCGCTGCTGCCTTTTGGGACGTCTGGTCTTGGACTGTGGTCGCCGGTGCAGCCTGGCTGATCAGCTGCTGACGAATATCGGGGCGCATCCAGCAGGCCGAGTCGTAAGCATCCTTGAGCGACGATGCGCGCCCTGCGCTGATAAGGGCGACCATGTCGTCGAGAACTGCTTCGGCGTGCACATTTGCTGGGTCGGAAATGAAGGCATTGACCTGAGTTTCAGTGTCTCGTTTCCGAAGTACTTGTTCAACCGTGGCCTCGACGTTGACGGGCTGAGGCGTTGGCTGTTGCTGGGCCTGTTGCGGCCGGCGCTGCAGGATCTGGTCCTGCTGCCCGGCTACAAGGGCCTGAAGATTGACGCCGGCCATCCTGGCGACGTGAATGACTGTGTTGACCGGGTCGCGAATGAGCGACTGTTCCCAGTCGATCGCCTTCCGCATGACATCGGCATGTGTCGTGCCGGCCTGCCTGACGATAGGCGTGAACTCCTCCAGGCCCTTGTAGTCCTGCAGAACACGGAATCCGTTGTCGACCTCCTGCTCTCGCTTGGCGACGGCGGCCTGCACCTCGGGCGGCAGAGTCCCGAACTGCGCCTTTGCCTCAGCCGACCAGCCAGGGGGCACACGGTGCGTAGTTGCGACTGGCTGCTGTTCGGGCGCCACGGCTGGCGTCTGTGGGGCTGCTGCGGCGGCGTTGGCTGCTGCTGGTGCATCTACAGGCTTCGGCACTGCCGCAGCGGCCGGGGTTCCCTTGTCTGTCTCCTTCGGGGCAAAGCGGCCGTGTTCGTCGCGCTGCCGATCCGTGCTGCTGGACGCCGAGACGTTACCGTCGGCGCTGTCGATCGCAGCCCTGAGGCTGTCGCGGATGCTGATCGGCTTTTCGGTGGACGTGCCGAGGTCTTCGCTGCCGTTGCCGGCCTCGTTAATCAGGTCTTCCATGTCGGATGTTTCCTATTTCGGGGATTGATGCCCGTTCAGGCGTTATATTCGGCGTGAACTCGCCGCAGTTCGTTCCGGATCTCGTTGCGATCCGTCTTTGGCGTCTCGATCGGCTGTGGCTTTTCGTTGCCGATCTCGACCACGCCAGCCGCCCGGTAGGACGAACGCAGCTTGGCCTTCGACGTGTAGTGCTGGCCGTCATGCATCGACTGGATATCGATGTTGTCGCTGACGAAATGCGGCGCCGGCAGATCGGACTGCGCCGGGTTCTCAGCCGGCATGCAGTTGTGCGGCCATTTATCGAGTTGGTGCCAACCGCCGCAGATCCTGCAAAAGCGTTCTCTCATGGTCTGACCCCTAAATATTTACTGGTAGGCTGGCGGCTGTTGCTGGAACTGCTGCAGCGCCTCGGCGGCCATGGCGCTGCGCGCCTGCTCCACCGTGGTCTGATGCTCGATTTGCGCCTGGGCGACGCTGAGCTGCGCCTTCTTTTCCTCGGCGCCGGCCTTCACCTGCGCCGTTTTCAGATTGATCATCTGCTCGGGCGTGGGCTCTGGCGGAGGCTTGGGAGCGGTCGCGGACTGCGAAAGCTGCGCGCCGACCTGCTCCAGTGTATTTTCGAGCTGACGCCCTGCCCTGAAACCACGTGCGGCAAACAGCAGCGTCTCGACCATGACAGGCACCAGCATTGGCGTCTGTTGCGCGATGGCGCCCGCCTGCTGCATGAATCCGCCGACCATCTGCACGAATTCCATGCGCCTTTGCTTCTCGGCATCCTCGTCCGGCTCGATCGTCGAATCCGTCTCGATGTCGATCCTGAAACCCCGCACGCTGTCATTGCGGAGCAGTTGCACGACCTCGTCGATGGTCGGCTGCTCCATCATCTTCTGGACCTCCGGCGGCAACTGAGGCGGTTGCGGCGGCGGCGCCGGCTGGCCCATCTGCTGGGCGCGCATTGCCGCCTGCTGCTGCGCCATCTGCTGCTGTTGCATCTGCATCTGGACCTGCTGCTTCTGCGCCGCGGTCGGAAGCTGGATGCCGCTGACAAGCATCAGCGTCTCCGGCTGGAACTGGTCGCAGATGATTTCGCCGGCGAGGTTGACGATATCCCGTGCAAACCGTGCCAGTTCGGCCTGGCGGTCGCGGATGCGGATAGAACCCCACTGGCTCTTGATCCGCTGGGCCGTCGCCGTCTCCGACGCCTGGGTGTCGCCGCGGACGATGTCGCTGATCCCGGTGATCTGATAGACGTCCTCGACCAGCTGCTTGCGCACCTCGATGCACGCCACGATGACCTTTTGAACCTCGTCGATCGGCAGGGTGACGATAGCGTTCGATCCGCCCTTGTCAGTGAAGGCGGCCCATTCCGGGATCGGCACCATGACCGTGTCGTTGTCAGGCCGCATCGCCTTCTCGATCGCCGGCGATACCGAACCGTCACCCGATGGATAGAACACCTTCAGGCGCAACTGATCGGTCAGCTTGTTGACGCGCTTGGTCAGCATGTCGATTTCGTCGCACTGCTGCTGGTAATAGACGTAGTCCGGGACAGGAATTAGCGAGCTGGTGGACAGTGTTCCGAACGCCGGACGCGGGCACGGAAAGAACCGCGTCAACTTCAGCGGCGGTTCCGAGACCTCCAGAGCTATAGGCGATCCCTCGGCGATCCAGACGGTGTAGTTCTCGCTCTTGCACCAGATTTCCCAGACGTACGTCTTGCCCTCGTTCTGAGCGCGTTCCGTCTGGTTGGTCCCGTGATTGGAGCCGGCGCCGTTTGCTGCCAGGCTTGCCCGCCCCTCCGGAAAGCGCTTGTCGAATTCCTCGTCTGTCATGGGCACGCGGCGTGCCACCCACGTTACGTCCTTCCAGCGGCGAGCCGGCGAATGCAGGAAGTCGGACCAGTGGACATAGTCCATGCAGACCCGTTCATCGGTGATCTGCTCAGCCGTCGGGCTGCCATCATCGCCCTGCATGTCCAGAGCCGGAGCATTCGAAGGCTCAACGCCTATGTCGAGCGGCTCGAAATCTGCTTCATACCGCAGCCAGACCGTGCCACGGGCGCAGAGCAGGAAGTCGTCGCGCACCGCCCGCATCAGGGAATCCAGATCCGCGTCGTCGGCCGTGAACGCAAGATTGCGCTCGACGAGCTCGGAAGCCATGCGGGCTACGGGCTGAGAGTCCTTGAAGCGGCGCTCGACGACGGGCTGCGGGACACGGGCATAGACGGCTGGCTGCAGAACCGAGATATTCGCCCAGAGCATCGGGAACCGGCGCTTGGCCGCATTCGCCTGGTCAGCCTGCTGAAGGTAAATCTTCTCAATCTTGGTGCAGCGATCGATCCAGGATTTGAAGTATCGCTGTCCGCGCTCAAGCTCCTGCTGCCAGTGCGCGCCAACCTTTGCCAGGTCGTACTTCTCACCGCCCGGCAATGTCGTGGCTTCGTCGTCCATCAAACGTGCTCGCTCTGGGTCGGTGTGGAGTTCACGAAATCGTTGAACGTCATGGTCTGGAACGTCCGCAGCGGCTTTGGTTCAGGCTTGAGCGGTTCGGCCGCCAATCCGGTGAAGATGATTGCAAGCCCGCCGAAAGCGTCGGCGCCGTGGGATGCCCAGTTGTGCAGGGGTACGTCGCGGAAAACGCTCAGATCCTCATCCCATTCTTTTCGGTAGTTCCGCAGGCACTTGATGCCTTGGGTGCATCCCGCCTGGTCGAACTCGATCTTGGCCAGGATGCGCCGCGTGCCGTTGATCCGGTCGTGGACGTAAGCGCGCTCGATCTTGCGCACCGTGCCCAGGTTCCTCGCCTTGACCTCCGCCAGCATCACCTCGATGCGCGTTAGACCGCCGCGGGTCCACTCTCTGACGCGAATGTCGTGAGGCATGTTGTGCACGCCATAGACATAGCCGTACTCGTTCGCCCGCCGCTCCAGTTCATCGAGCATGCCATCCATGCCGGTGCCGGTGTGTTCGAAGTAGCCGATCATCCGGACGCGGCTCGGGAGCACCTGGAAGAGCCAGACGCTGTTGGTGTCGTCCATGCCGATGTCGGATATCGTATGAACCGGATAGCCCGGCACATGCGGGTAGATGCCTATGCGCTCCTCGGCATCGGCCACGGCCATCTGATCCGAATAGTATGCGCCCTCTACGCTGGCTTCGAACGCTTCCGCCGGCGACGACGGATATTCGCGCTTCATGTCGCCCAGCTGCGTTTCAGCTTTCTTGACGTACCAGGCCTTTTGCCCGTCCGTCAGTTCGATGCCTTGATCAGCCAAGGTCCGGAAGTACTTCGCGAACGCTTCGGTGATGATGACGCCCTCGGGCGCGATCGAATACTGCGGCTCCTTCCACCACGGGAAGAAATGGAATTTGAAGTCGAGCTCCGTCAGCTTCGACGACTGGCGCTGCTTCACCTGGGCGTCTTCGCAAAGGGTGTAGAAGTGCCCCTCCTGCCCTTCGGCAGTGCTCTCGACGAAAACGAGCTGGCCGGCCTGCACGGTGTTCAGCGCGCCGGTCCGGACCTCCCTCGCCTTGTCCGGGTACTTCGCGCAGAGTTTCCCATATTCCGAGATATGGAGGTATTGCAGAGTGCCCGATCGGAGCGAGGTGCCGACACGGATGCTTGAGTTATTCCCCAGAAGCAGTTCAGTCTGGTTATCCCTGACGATCGGCACCGCCTCGCGGATGCCTTCGGGCAGGTTGTCGTAAGGGTACTTCACCTTGTCCCGAAAGATGGTCTGCGCATCGCCCAGCGTGTGAGCGATGGTACCGGCTCGAATGTCCCGATTGAAAACGCAGGCATCCAGCATGAAGATCTGGATGAACGTCGTCAGGCCGAGCTGGCGGGCTTTCAGCAGCACATTCAGATAATGCATCTGCTCGAAGAAGGTCATCTGAGCCCAGTTCATTTCGAACCGGACCCGTTTGCCTTCCTTGTCCGTGATCCAGTAGAGGTTGTTCAGACGCCAGCGCCAGTCCGAAAACTGTTCAACTGCCGTTTGGAAGTCCGCGGGTCTTGCCATTGATAGCTTCCAGCAGCTGCGACACCTCGCCGGTCACGCCGTGTTCCAGCTCAACCTTGGCGCCATACTTTTTCGGCTTCAGCTTCTCGGCAATCCACTGCCGGGTTCCGATCCGGAGTTGCGAGCGCCTGATGGCTTCCCCGTTCTCCTGCCAGCCGGTCGTTTCGCCGTCGGCGTTCTTCTTCTCCATCCAGTCGTTCGTGCCGTCATCGGCAATCTCGACCATCTCGTCGACGAAGCCGTCGGCCTGGATCTCTCGCGCCTGTGCATACTTGGTCCGAAAAGCGGTCTTGTCGTCATCAGCCAGCCAGGCCAACACCGTCGACTTGGCGGGCATGGCGTCATCCCTGCAGATCGATCGGAGGCTTTCGCCGTCAGCGATCCGTTCGCAGATGATGTCGGCAAGTGCCGTGGTGAATTTCGTTGGTCTGCCTGTCATGGTCCCCTGCCTTCTGATCGGCTGGATAGGTGGTGATGAAGGTTGGCTGCGACACCTTGGCGGCGCTACCCAGTATCCCGATCTCGTTCAGCGGGACGTTCTTGCCGTCGTCCATCTAGAACAACGCGATGATGTTGGAGGCCGTGGTCCCGGTCAGCGCCACGATGGCGGCGTGAACCGGCAGGATCGTCCCGGCCGGCACGCTCTTGAAGATGACCGGGTCCATATCCCGACGAGGCGCGATGGCAACATCGCCCGCCGTGCCGATATAGAGCGCGCGCGCACCGACAATGGCGGTATCGTTCGGTGTCACCGCGGCGGCACGCGAGGCGGGAGCAATCGAAGGGTCCATTGGAGTATCCGTTTGGCGGGAGTGATTTCTAGGGGAGAGCAATAGTTTCGCTCTGGTGTCTTGCCTTTGACGGGCGCCTGAGCGAGTTCTATTGCGCGCGCTTATCCCTGGGAGGTTCGAGATGTTTGAAGTGGGCGAAAACTACGAGTTTCGATTGATAGAGGCAGGCGATGAAATTATGTTCTGGGGCATCGTTGAGAGTTATGAGCACCCCTTGATCAAGTTGCAGGATAGCGCGGCAATGACCACGCAGGTCCTGCAGGATGGAACCAGCATTGCTTTGGTAGCTGATCCCAATTCTCCGGCCCATCCCGGACGGATCATCAACGTGACGTCCCAACACTTTATCAGCGCGATCAAAACACAGCGCTAACAGCCCCGCGGCGGTGACGCCCTACCGTTATTTGCAGCTTGATAGCCTTAGCGAAACGCTGAAGGGGGTCGAGTAAAACCCTCTTGCTTAAAATGCAGATAGAAAGCTACTGAAGAGTGCAACTGGATTCGGATTTAAAACCTAAATTTGAGATGGAGGAAATATGAGCGGGAACGTTGGAGAGTTTCAAGTGGGAGACCGGGTCATCTTGAAATCTGGTGGTCCAGATATGACGGTCAACAGCTTTAAAGATAGCGGCGCAGTAATCTGCGTCTGGTTCAACGGATCGGGAAATAATTGGGAAGCAAAGTTTGAAAGCTTTCTGCCGAAAACCCTTCGAAAACTAGCTTGAAGGGGTCTGGCTGTGGCGTTCGACATCAGTAGCACTCAGCATAGGCAGCTCGACGCACTGCTCGGCGAGTTTTTGGATCTCTACAAGACTGGTGGATTCAACAAGGGTGAAGTCGTTGGCGCTCTCGCACACTTGTTTACTGCCGCCGCCATAGACAACGATGGCGAGGTGAAAGCGTGGATCGAGAAGCCGGATGTCCTTCAACGTTGGAAGGACGACACTCTCGATGGCAGACTCTGATCGGGCTGTTGCGTTCAAAAAGGTCAGTTGGTCTAACGACTGAACGCATTTCTTCCATCGCGCGGATTGCTGCTTGTCCGCGTGGACCGGCGCCGTTTGCGCACTGTACATCCACAAATCAGTGCGCAAACATTACCAGATAGTTATGATTAATCAAGCTTGTTGGCGATATTCCCAAGAGTTTGCAGCGTTTCGGTTATGAACGCTCGTGATGATGCCGAAGAAAGACTGAAAGACAAGCCACCGCCCAGCTCGGTGAACTGGGCCCGGCGAATCCTGCGGCTGCTGGCATTCACCGGTTTCCCGCGGCGGCGTTGCTCCTCTTCGATCTCTTCCTCTCGCTGCCGGCGGGCTCGGGCAGCCAGAAATATCTGCTCCTGCTCCCAAGCGATGTAACGCAGCCGGTCGATCGTCTCCTGAGGGAATGCAAATGGCATAGACCCTTCGTCGTTGGACCGCGTGAAGCGCAGGATCTTGCTTACCCCCGTCACCTCCTCGACTGTTCGGAAATCGTCTGGACCGATGTTGACGAACAGGTATCCAACGAAAGTCGGGAAACGACGCTCGATCCAGTGGCGTTGTCGATGATGCTGGACCTCTATTCGGTAGCTGGGCATGAAAGCCTCAAATCCCTCATTGCGAAGGTTGCGCTCGATGATGCTCTCGCCCTTTCGGTCCTGCCCATCTCTCATTGAGGGACAGCGTTGCGCACCAGGCGCCGCCTTTATCCCGTACCAGGTCTCTGGCGGCGGATTCCATCGTCTACCTCCTTCACCATTTCGCAGTTCGCGGAACGCCGTTTCATTCACGTTGAACGCGGATGACATTTCGTGATTCAACTCCCTATCTCCCTGAGTGTGTAGCCCTCATGTTTGGCTGCTTGATACCCGACCGCGAATCGTGCCTTCTCGATCCGTGTAGGGGGATGAACGTGTCCGACAAGAACTTCTGCGTTGTCGTCGTATCCGCTTTGGCACTTGTTGCCTTCGTGATCGCTATGTGGCTGCTTCCCGGCATGCAGACGCCGGCTGGATGGGCGGCGTGCTCGAAAGAGCAATGCACGCTGCAAGGCTGGCTTGGAGCTTCGAGCGGTTGGGTGGGGGCTGCAGTCACCTTGGCCACATTGTTCGTGCTGATCCGACAGCAAAGGCAGGAAACAAAAAGACTGCTTCGGCCCCTTGATTTGCTCTGCGAGCGCGTGATCGTTGCCAGCACGGCACTTCAGGAAGAATCTGCGATCCTGCGGGCAGGCAAGCAAATGATTTTGGAGGGGACGAGCACGCAGTGGCGAGGCATGGAGAACTGTCTCGAAGCTATTGGTCGCCTCTATACAATTCTGCAACCTGTTCGAGACCAGTTTTCCCTTAACATCGTCAACACCGATCGCCTCATTGCAACAATCGACACGCATGTACAGGCGCTTGGCAAGGCCATCACGAATTACCGAGATCAAAGTCAAGTGCCTGGCTGGCCTTTGCCGCAGTTGAAGCCAGAGGACGTCGCAAATCTGATAGGCCCGGCCGCAGAGGCGGTCGATCAATACCGTGACTTTTGCACACATCATGCTCAAACCTTCGTGCGTAGATGAATTGCTGTTCCACGATGCCGTCAATGTTGGTCCTTCCCTTGATAGGAGTTGGACCTCGGTGGTTTCGCTGTCCGGTAATCCTGCTCGCCGTGGGTAGACTTCCAAAGCGGGGCAAAGCCGTTCAGGGACCGATAGCCCTCTGTTTCCGGCAGGTATTCCAGCGTCACGTCCCCCTTGCGGCCTGACCATGAAAAGCGGGCCTTCTTCACCCAAACCACCGTTTCGTGAAGATCAGGATCAGGGACATCGATGACGACGCCGTGGTCGGGTTTGTTGTACCAGGCTGCGGACCCCTCGATGTCGTACAGGGTCGGTGTCCTGGATTCGCCGCCCTTGCCGAGTTCCTTGGTCGGATGTGCGACGACGATCGCCAGCACCCCATATCTAAGCGCAAACTTACGGATCTGGCGGAGCGCCCGATTTATGTACTGCGTCTCGCTTTCACCCTTCGGCCGATAGTGCTCAACCTCGTTCCATGGATCGATGACCAGCACTTTGATCGAATGCCGCATGACGGCGTCCGCTGCGCGATCGAGAAGCCATTCCAGCGTCATGTCGTCGTCAGCCTCTCCAGTCGGATCGGCATCGATGAAGACGAAGTGCTGCTGGATGAAGACGTCCGCTTCCGCCACGTCGTCGCGTGTCCATTGCTTGGTGCCGAGCCCCGACGCAGCCAGCCGGAGCTTGAAGCGCAGCGCCGGCACCGTCGGGATTTCGAACGACGCAACGCCGACGCGCCAGCCGTGCTTGCGGGCGAGGTTGACGCAAAGGTTCATGGTCCACGTGGATTTGCCGTGGCCCGGAATGCCGGTGACCACCATCAGTTCGCCCAGCCAGACGCGGAGATACTCGTCGAGGTCCGGCCATCCTGTCGAGTAGGTCGCCGGCTCGTCGAGCTCCGGGTAATCCGAGAGCAGATAGATCCCCTTGACGGGATACGGCTTTGCTTCCGTGATGACGCGAACGACCGCATCCGGTCCATGCCGCATCTTCACATCGTTCAGGTCTTTGCAGCCCTCTGGATAGGTCAAGAACGAGCATCGAGCTGCACCCAGCCTCCTGACCAACTCTGCGGCCAGCCTGCGCCCGGGAGGATCGTTGTCGACCGCCAGAATGAACCGCTTGATGCGCTTGATCCGGTGGCGGTTGTTGTAGACGAACTCGAATTTCCCGCGGCTGTCATCGTCGGGAATAGCGTCGTCGAGCTGGTCCGGATCCTCGCCGTCCCTGACAGGCGGCGCGCCGTCCGGGACGCTGACCGTCGTATGGAATCCGCAGTCGATCGCCGTCAGTCCGTCGATCTCACCCTCGGTGATGATCAGCGCCTTGTGCCCTTCCTCAAGCGCAGGATCATCCATGCAGTCCGCGTTCCAGAATGTTTTCCGGCCGCCCTTACGCTGCCAGAACTTCTTCCCTGGCGCCCGGTATTTCTCACCGACCGGCCGGCCGCCGTCGATGAACGGAAAGACGACGATGTTGCCGGCAGCATCTGGTTCAACTGTGGTGACACCGTCAGCGCCAGTGACAGCCTTACCCGTATAGGCTCCGGAAAGAACGGCGACCTGAGGGTCGATCTGCCGGTTTTGAAATGCCAGTGCGCCCACCGGGCCGAGAATGTTGGTCAAGGAAATCGCCTCCATGGAAGCCGCAATGGTGACAGTTGAACTGGACGCCTTCAGCATCGATCCGGACTGAGAGACAAGGCTCACGCTTGTTGCGCCGGGTTGACGAGCATTTCGGGCAGGTTGTTTTTTGGTTGCCGGCGGCGGCGCGCCTAAGCTGGATGCCGTTTTCGCGAAGGATCTGATCGACGGTTTTCATATTCGTGGATCAGCCCGCCGTTGGCCGCCTCCTCGATCGCGAACTGCTGCTGCAGTGCTGACGCGATCGACCGCCGCTCGTTCTTTTTTCGCCAAAGCCCCACTGACGGCAGTGAACCACTTGTTGCCCTTGGTGCCCGCCCATTCGTCCAGGGCCCAAAGCTCCGCCTCAAGCGCGACATGCGGGAATGCCTTCCGCCACTGCTCCAGATTAGCTGCGGTCAGCCTGATCGACTGCGCTTCGAAGGCAAAATCCTGAGAAATCGAAGGGGCGACGGCAACAACATCGTCAGATGTTGTTTTATCTTCTATTCCCTTCTCTTCCCTTCCCTTCCCTTCGTGCTCTGTTACAGAGTTAGTGACATTCTCTGTCACGGTTTCTGCCACAGAAGACTGACGTTGAAGTTCTCGCGCCTCGCGAGCTGCCGCAGTGCGCGATTTGTTCATGCGAAGCTTGCCGACTGCCTCTGTGGCAATCTCTATGACAGTGCTGTGCCAGACGCGCCCGTCGCGTCGATCCCAGCCCTTGAGGATGTCATCCTTCAGTTCTTCCCACTTCTCCGGCGAACACATGGCGGCATCGGCCAAAACGTCGTCGTCGTCCTCGATGCTGCCGGCCGGTACCTCGTGCCAGGCCCGCATCCAGAGGTTCACCATATAGAAGGCGATCTCAGGATTCCGTTTGCAGCGGAGCCACGCCTTGGACCTCCGAAGACGCTCGATCTGCAGAGGCATGTATGGAAGGCATTGCACATCGAGCTCATCGTTCATGGGATGGGCGTCCCTCCGAAACTGCGGACATGTTGCCGCGGAAGATCGCCACCTTTCGGTGAGGTATCAGGTCCGACGCCCGCGCCGGCTGGCCTGTGAAGAGCGCGATGAACACGTGCCAAGCTAATGCCGCGGCGCGCCCGTCCTGAAAATTAAGGGAGCTATCGGCCTTCACCTTCGCCAGACGGTAGATTTCCCAGGCAGCGGCTTGCTCTTCGAGTGTCGCGGTCATGCGACCTCCGCCCGTTGGTGGCCAGTCTCAGCCATCCATTTCATCAGGCCGAGAGGCATCTGCTTTTCGGCGGGCCAATTTTCTGCAAACCAAAACATGACCTCATCAAAGGTGCGTGCCGTGAATGTTTTGGAAGTGTCTTTGATACGCGAAAAAAACGCCGCGTCGTTTTTAACGCGGCGGGAAACCGTTGATAGCGCGCATCCGCACGCCTTAGCGAAAGCGGACGCTGTTTCGAGCAAAGTGAAGCGAAGTTCGTTTTCCATGCGTTAAGGTTAACTGATAAATCATTCATCTTCAAGCTGGCGACTGATTTTTCGTTCTGGATTTTTCATTCGATCCGTTTGATATTCCAGTCATGGAAAAAGAAACCGACACGCTCGCAGACCGCATAAGGCACCGCCTTGAAGTCGTTAGGAAAAGTGCTGCGGCCGTCTCCCTGGAGGCTGGCCTCGGCAGATCTGCTGTTCAAGATATTCTGGCCGGAAATTCAGCTAGCCCGAGATTGGACACTATTCAGAAGCTAACCGGCCCTTTGCAATGCTCACTCAGCTATCTTGTCGGCGGCGACACAGAAATCGCAACGGCATCGAAAAATACCAAACAGCCATTTCGCGACCTGAGCTTAATGCCAGCGGTCCGAGATCTTGAGAGCGGTGTCTTTCGCGCCCGCATACCCCTCGAGTACCGCTCATTTGAGAGAAACCTAGAGTGGGCATTGGATAAGACCCTGGAGGAACGGCAGTACCCGGTTGCGACAGACCCTCGTCTTCCGAAGTTCAGTGTCTTGCCTTATCGGCTTCTCGACCACTCACTAGAAAACATCGGAATCTTTAAGGGCGATATCTTGATAGCCGCCAGCGGCTTCGGAGATCAGTACGATCTACGAAATGGGCAAATTGTAATAGTCGAGCGCTCCTTGGCTTCTCAGAAGTTGGATGAATGGTTCGCTCGTGTTGTCGAGGAAACCGATGGGGGCTTCCGCCTAGTGCCGAAATCAAAAGACCCGGTCTACCGATCGTACGCAATTCCATCCGCGACGATTGGAATGGAAAACACTTACAGCTCTGGCGAAGGAGAATCGATTTCAATCTTCGCCATTGTAACAAGCATCCAACGTGAGATAAGCATTATATGACTGAAATTTCAGTCATCGACAATTGACGACTGAAAAATCATTCATTATGATGCACCCATCTTTCCGATGGAGTGCACATGCAACAGCTCACTTCCAGACCTGCCGCCATGTCGAGCCGTGAGATCGCGGATCTCCTCGATACCCGCCACGACAGCGTCAAGCGAACCATCGAGCGGCTCGCCGAAAAGGACGTGGTCAGGTTCACACCGTCGGTGGAAACCTCTCATGAAGGCGCTGGATCGCGTCCCGTTGAGGTATATCTCGTCAACGAGCGCGACAGCTATGTGGTTGTCGCGCAGCTCTCCCCGGAGTTCACAGCCCGCCTCGTTGACTATTGGCAGGAGCACAAGAACGAGCCGGCGCAGATCCCGACAACAGCCGAAGCCTTCGCCCAGGCCTTTCGGATGCTGGCAGATGCCGAACAGCGGGATGCGGCGCGCGACAGGCGACTAAACCTGATTGACGCCAAGGTCGAGCGCATCGAGACCGCGCAGACCGTCTTGAGCGCACGCCCTGCCAACTCTGAGAGCATCGTCCACCTGCGCAAGCGCATCTGGGGCATGTTTGGTCTGTCTGAACAGACGATTGACGCCGTGATGCGTCAGTCTCCTATCGCGCCCAGGCCAGCAGGCATGGTCCGCAACGATCGTGCCGAGGCAGAGGGATCGACCTACGCGGTGTATTGGAAGAAAGACGTGACGAAGGTCTTTGAAGTGTTCACCAGAGAATGCAAGGCCGTCACCGACCAGTTTTTCACTCATCCGCTTATCGAGGGCCGTTTCAAGATGGTTCGGCGCGACTTATGCAAAAATTAACCATAAAACACTGTTTTCAAACGGCTTTTGGAACGTTTTCCGCCCTGAGGACATTATTTCAGGTCAGCCGCGATTGTGCTGGATGTGAGGGGTACCCGAGATGAAACGACTGATTCCAGGCGCCGGCGAAGCTATGGCAACCGTCGCACCGCCTGTTGCTAAGGCGAGGTCGAGCGAGTGGGACAGCGGTACGCACTATCTGCGTACCTCTCCCCGCGCCTCAGCTTTCGTCGTCCGAATCTCCCCGTTGCTTTCGAAAGAAATCGAGGAGAGCGAACCATGCGTCTTCTCTGATTCGCGACGACGACACCTGGGGCGTGAATACCGCAGCGTCGATTTTTTCAATTGGCTCCTTAAGGGCAGACGCAATTGCGTTCAGGTTGGTCATTACTTCGGGCCAGGAAATTGGAACACCCTCAGCGTCCAGCGCTACGTACAGCACATTCTTCTTGGCAAGCATCTGAAGGAAATGGTTCACTGTGGACGTCGACGCTTCGTAATTCTGACTGACCCTTGTGAACTCGGATCCAAAAAAACTGGGATCAAGCGAATTTTCGAGGCGGTGGACAATTTCAGCATTCATGCTGCGGCCATTGGCGTCCGCCTCCTCTCGGATGGCATCGCGCATACCGGCCGGCAGGCGCAGCATGAACTTATCTTGCTCGGAAACCGGGTCTTTCGAAATCGTGCTCTTGGCCATAGCCGGCCTCCAATCAACATTTCTAAATTAATGATGTCATAGTGCTACATCGGCATTGACGGCAATGGTAGCACTATGACATATTAACCTTAACGACGGAGGAAAACGTGAAATCGGCATTTACCAAATTAATGGTGAGGCTGCCCGAAGAGATAAAATCCTTCGTAGAGACCGAGGCCGCACGGAACGGAAACTCTCAAAACAGCGAAATTATCCGCTGCATTCGGGAGAAAATGGATCGTGTGAAACGCGGAGAAATGCCGGCTCCGGCCGGAAAGTAGCAGCAGGCGGGGACAAAGTTTGGCGACCTATCCCCGCCTCTGCAGAAACGACTGCCGCCTGGAAGCGGAAATCAACGTCCACACCTTTGGAGATTTGGACATGGGAAGTCATAGCACAAAAAGTGCGACGTCTTCAATCGCCCTTACCGCCCGCAAAATCCACCTGATGGTGGCCGTGGCAGACAGCGCGATCGAACTCGACGCCTACGAAGCAAATGCCGGCACGAAGAAGCAGGTGCTGCGCGAGGCCTACGCCGACTGGAAGGAAATGCACAGCGTCGACCGCGTCGAGCGTGACAGCGACGAGTGGAAAGCAATGATGAGCGACACCCACGCCGCCTATCAGAACCTCGTCTACGCCAAGAAGAATGAGGCCAACGCTCGCCGGCGCCTCAAGACCGCGGTCCGCAACTTCCGGAACTGCAACTAACCAGCGACCGGCGCAATTTCGCGCCGATCTCCCAAACATCACTGGAGATACGATCATGCCGCACATGAAAACGGCCGCTGGCGAAGCTATGCCGAAAGTACCGCCTACTGACGCCGAGCTCATCGGCGCCTTCAGAAATCTCGAGCACGAGATTTGCTGCCTCAACTATATGGCCGACATCCTTGCCGACCTTCTCGACGATCAACTGGTACCCATGGAGACCAGGGGCAACGAAGCGCTGATGATCATGCTGACTAAACACCAGCTTGAAACTCTCAGCTTTGCCTGGAACGACGTCACCTTCCGGGCGAAGCGGGTCCATGATGCATTTTATGCCGCCGGTGAAGGGGAGACGATCCGATGAAGCCGATTGAAACCTTTGAACCGAACGACCTAGTTTATGAGCTTACCGACCTTGAACGGCTGCTAGATACCATCCGCAACCTGCTGGTCGAGGACGTCGATTATCGGCTTCCTGATGGCGCGCGAAATATCCCGCTTGATCGCGTCAGCAGCCTCGTCAACATTGCGCATTTCCATGTCGCGTATCTTGCCAAGGGCATCAACCACTTTGACGTTCCCGGCGCCTACGTGTCACGGCGGGAACTGGAGGAGCGCGCCGATGCTTAAGTCTCCCCACCATGCGATCGACCTTTCTTTCATGCGGTTAAAGACTAAAGCGGAACGCGGCGGTGTAGATCATTGGAACGTGGTGACAGCCGGTCCTTATTCCGAACCAAGCAATTATACGCAGGACTACGACACCGGCCGCCAGATCGCTGAAGAATTCCTGAAATACATAGGCAAGCATCCCACCACCGGGAACGCCACCCTGCTTGGCTGCATCACGGTTGACATGATCCAGAAGCAGGTTCCGAAGGGTCTGGTTCTCGGATTTATGTCAGCGGTCAACGACTATGCGATGACCGTTGCTCGAATTATAGCTGGCACCACGACGTCGAGCAGCCAACCGAGCCGTTCGATCTCTCAGGCCATCCAAGACTGGCGCGAGGCCGACAGGAAATTCAGCAACGAAGTGACTCTGGATGTTCGCAGCGACCATGACGAGCTCTGGCAAGCGAAGGAGGCCGCTGAAACGGCAATGCTGAAAGAGCCGTGCCGTTCACTGGACGACATCCGAGCGAAAGCAGAGATCGCACTGCGCGACGAAAACGTCTTCGACAGCATCGCCAACTGCACGATCGGCAGCGAACACGCGTTGCGGGTCTTCCTCCGGTCGCTCCTCGGTGAAGAGCCAGAGCCTGTGGATAGCGGGGGGAAATAGCCGATGGCGGCAGAAAGCCCCCTCATCGAACTGGTCAAGGCGCTCGCCAGGAGGCGGGCGCGGCTTGACGCAGTCCCACCAAAGCCCGCTAATGAGAACCTCTCAGAAGAAAAGCAGGCGACAAAACAATGAAACGCGCGGTGATCTACGCTCGCTACTCGACCGATTTGCAAAACGACAAGTCGGTCGAGGATCAATTCAGCCTGTGCCGCGACTTCGCGGCGCGGCTGGGCGCTGACGTGGTAAAACAGTTCTCCGACCGGGCGAAGTCGGGCGCGTCGATGTTCGGACGGCCCGGCCTTGCGGATATGATGACGGCCGCGGAGCGCGGCGATTTCGAAATTCTAATTACCGAATCCACCGATCGTGTGTCGCGCGATATCGCCGACCTGGCGCATGTCCACAAGGTGCTGAAGTTTCGCAACATCGAAATGCAATGCGTCAACGGCGGCCTCATGGATACCGTTCAGATCGGTATGTACGGCATTGTCGGGCAAATGCAGCGAGAGGAAGGTGCTCGCAAGGTAAAGCGAGGCATGACAGGCGTTGTGCGCTCTGGTCGTAATCCTGGGGGCAAGGCTTACGGATATCGACCGATCGACGGGCGAAAGGGCGAACTGGAGATTGTCGAGGAAGAAGCTTGCATCATCCGCAGGATTTTCGACATGTATGCGGCAGGCTACAGCGCTCGACTGATCGCGGCGGCGCTGAACAAAGAAGGCGTACCCGCTCCGCGCGGCCAGCAGTGGAATGCCTCGACGATCAACGGGAATGGAATTCGGGGGAACGGTATTCTCCGAAACCCGCTCTATGTCGGCCAGCTCGTCTGGAACCGCGTTCACATGGTGAAGGACCCTTCGACCGGCAGGCGGGTATCGCGCCCGAATGAGCGCTCGGCTGTCGAGACCGTCGACGCCGGTCACCTTCGAATAATCACCGATGACCTTTTCCAGGAAGTGAAAGTGCGCAAGGACGAGCGCACCGGCACTCAGGCTCACACACATCCGAAAAGTAAACGCTTGCTATCTGGCCTTCTGCGATGCTCCGCGTGTGGCGGTAGCCTCTCGACGATCGGAGCTGACCGCAGCGGCCCCCGCGTCCAGTGTAGCACGAACAAAGAATCGGCGAGCTGCCCGAACGGTGCTCGCTACTATGTGGAAAAGATCGAGCGCGACGTCGTCGACCGGCTTCGGGGGATGTTTGCGACCACAACCTACATCGACGCCTATGTCGAAGAATACAAAGCCGAGAGCAAGCGACTTGCCACTGAGCGCCGCAACAGCCGCGGGACGAAGGAAGCCGCACTGGTCAACGTTCAGGAGCAGATTGCCCGCGTTTTGGAACAGGTGGCTAAGGGGACGATCGATGATGACGATGTCTCGTCGATCATGGCCAAGCTCAAAGCCGAGCGCAGCCTGCTAAAAGCAGAACTTGCCGCACAGGAGCCGCCCACTAATGTGATCGAAATCAAGCCGAAGGCATTGACGAAGTTTCCGGAGGATGTGGAAAGCCTGGCCGATATCCTCAAGGAGCGAGGGGCAGAGCCAACGATGGAGATGGCAAAGGCTTTCAGGGAGGTGATTTCGCGGATCATCGTTCACCCGAGAAAACCGGGCGGCGCCTACAATTACGAGATCAAAGGATGGCTGTCTGCAATCACCGGACCAGACTTGTCGTCTGTCTTGATGGTAGCGGAGGAGGGATTTGAACCCCCGACACAAGGATTATGA